TTCCAGCCTTTTCTTATTCGACTGTTCAATTCACATTTCTGCAATTCCTCATACAACCATACTTTTTGTCCGTCCTCGACTCGAAACAACAGATATCCCTTTCGTTTCCTTTTTCTGCGCTTCACGCACCATACACGTCCTTTTGTAACTTGTGTAAAGCATACATGCGTAACGCACGCAATTCGCGTTCGTTATCAAATGTCGTATCGCAATATCGTTCATTTTTAGCTGTTAGCTCTTGCACAAGCTCTTTCAATCTCGCAATCTCACTTTCCAACACAAGTACTTCTTTATGCAATTCCTCATTACGAGCCAGCACAGCGTCGAGCATGTGTTGTTTTTCTTCGCATTCCTGCTCTTTCTCTGTCAACAGCTTGTGCGCGTGGATCGCTTCACGTTTCAGCCATTCAATGCCTTTATCATCAATTTCCTCTGTGACAGTCGATTCTTGTCTTTCAGATTCCGTTTCAACAGCAGTCGCTGCAACCTCTTGTTGTGCTTCCTGTTCAAGCGCTCTTTTGATATGCCCCTTTCTGAAATACTTCCATGAGTACAGTTGCTTGTCAGTCAGCCCTTTTACTTGCGCAATCTCCGCATCACTCATACCTTTCTTGTGCATTTCAACATATTCCTCAACAGTTAAATCGATTTTTTTGTTAGCCATGTCTTTCTCCTCCCTTACATTCTCGCAATCTTTCAAAATATCATCGAGATTTTCTCCGTTTCGCAGTCGTTCCAGCTGATCGGGTGTCAGCTGATACGTCCGTACCGTTGTATCTATCCCATGCGGACGGTTGCCAAACCGAACATCCCACTGCCGATACTGTGATACACTTGTGAGTCTACTCATTCTTTTTCACCTTCTTCCGTATCTTTTTAAGCTTGTCCAATTCAATCCACCCACCGTATTTCTTGCTGTATGTAACGATGCTGAGTTTATACGGATACGCCTTTTCAAACATCTTACGCTTGAGCGCAAAAACAGGCGTCTCATATCCTTTCACGTCGACAACCTCGATCGACCCGTCTAAATGTGTGATTTCAAAGTCCGCAATGTACTCAATTTTGCGGAAGGTCTTCCCGTTTTTCTTGAATGACTCCAACAGCGTATATCGCGGCTGGCTCCGAAATCCTTTGATTTGTTTATGTTCGAGCAGCCATTTCAGCTGCTCATAGTATTTTGCTTCGATTTTTGAATCAAATGTGTATCCGTCAACTTCTACTTTTTTAGAACCGTATTTAGTCGCCATGCTCGATCTCCTTCACCTCATGTAAGGCTTTTTCATAATTGTTTTTCTTATTGCTCCAAAACTTGAAAACTTCCGGCAACTCATTAGCCAGTTCCCCAAGCTCCACTTGAAGCGCAAGAATTTTTTTCACCAGCCGATCTTCTCCTTCTTGCCGCGGATGCTCTTTTTCGATGTGAGCGTCAAGCTGGCGTTGCAGTTCGAATAGTCTTTGTAGATTCATAGACCTTCCTCCTCAATCTTTTGGCATAAAAACTCAATAAAATCCTTAACCGTCATGTTTTCATCGAGGTTTTCAGTACGTAAAACGTCGCCAATTTCTGTGACGATGTCTAAGTAATCCATGTTTACTCACCCCTGTTTAGTTATAGTTAGTTAAAACGTTTAGTTATAGTTAGTTATTGATTTTAGTTATAGAAACGGTGTTTATGTGTTGTACAATCTTTTGATACGTCTTTTCACCGATTCCCTTCACTTCACGCAATGACTCGATGTAGAAAGCTAGCACCTTTGCTGCCTTCTTTCGTTCATGTTCCTGTCCATCACGGAAGCCTCGCCAGTAGTCTGCGTTCACTCTTCATCACCTAACGCCTTCCGTAATACATACTCAACATATGTCCGTGTCCCCGCACCGCCATGTTTCATCCGCCCAAGCGCCTCTCTAATTGCCTGTTCAAGTTCCTGCACCCGTTCCTGCAATTCTTGTGTATGCGCGCATTCCCAACATCTAATTCTGCCGTGATAGCATGTGTCCATTCCCCTCACCTCGCTAGACGCTTTATTTTGCCCTGTACGTCGTTTTTCTCTCTCTCGGGTATACTTCCTATTCCTCTCGTAAGAAAAACGCCATACGGGCTAAAATTTGAAGTTTATGAGCGTGTTAGTCTTTTAGTTTTTGCATCGCCAACACATGAAGCAATGTGTAGTAGTCGAGTTCTGACACGTGCTTGCCGTCGTGTTCCCTCACTCCCGCGTCGAGTAGTTGACGAATCATGATTTGTTTTTTCAGTTCTTGCGTGAAGGTGATTTTCTCATAGAGAATACCCATCACACACTCACCTCCATCTTCAATCGTTCTTTTGCTTCGCAAAGCCTTTTCTTGAACTCCATCATCTTCTCTTCGGCTTGTTGTCTGGCGATCTCCGCATATTCACAATCGCAAGGAGCGAAGGAAAACGCTCCTGGTATCACTTCCTTGACTGAATATCCTTTTCCGTAACACTTTTGGCACATCACTTATCACCCACTTTTCTGTAATCGAAAATCCTCGCCCTCGACTTCGAGGAGATAGGAATCACATTGTCCGAGCAATCGGCTTGCCGCAGCATACCCGATTTTTTCGCTTAGCGTTCCGCGGTCTTCGTTGCTATTAAAGACGATTGGCTTTTGCTTTCTGTATCTCTCGTTGATAATCTGATAATAGAGTGCCTCTTTTGCCTCGCTCCATTTGGCTTTTCCGATATCATCCCAGACGAGCACATCCGCATGAATAGCACTGTGCAAAAGCTTGTTGAGTGTTTCGCCCTCGTCATTCATCATCTTGGCTTGAATCAACTCGTCCATGAATGTGACATCTGAAACAATGAGAACATTAAAGCCATCTTTAATGAGCCGTTTGGCCAGTGCGATTTGTAAATGGGTTTTACCGACGCCGAAGTTGTTATGCTTTTGTTTCATCGGTGCACGTTCATGGGACGGAAGCTCTCGCAATCGCTGTTCACCGAAGACCGCAATAAAACCTAAATTGTGTTTCGCGATCACTTTTTCTTCACTGTCCTTTTTGAAATTGCTCATATATTCAAGTGTCATATCGTACATGGATTGCTGGTACTGCGTCGCTCGTTTGAAGTTCTCGAAATTCGCGTGTACAAACTCGTCTGGGATGAGTGCCTGCTTGAACCGCCGTTTCCAAGCTTTTCGCTCCCGACACTCGCAAAAAATAGCTATCTCATTTCCTTGTTCGTCACGCTTGATAATTAACTCTGTATCTTTGCATTGCGGGCACTCATAGTCATCCCTTCCATCCCCATGCTCTTCTTGCCTCTTCGGCTTCTCGGAGAGCTTGTTCATATGATTTTCCGCCTTCTTTTGAAGATCGGCTAACACCTCGGCGATGCTTGCGAACCTCACGATCGTTCACTCCTTCTCGCTTTCTATGAAACTCTCGCTCGTAGGCTTCAATATCTTCTATCGTGCGCAGATTGTTTTGTACCCACTCGCGAAGTATCCCCTCTGCGTAATTCCATTTCTTTTGTTGTTTAAGTGCTCGTTTCATAGCCTCGATGACAATCTCGTCTCCAACGTCATCTATCCATTGATCGATGCACTCTGATACAAAAGGACTTTCTACACCAAAGTTTTCTTGATAGAAACGGTGTGCATTTACTACTACTACATTATCTGTTGTATTCTCTGGTACTCTATGGTTATTGGTCTGGTCATTTTGACCACATGGATGTGGACAATTTGACCACATGGACTGGTCATTTTGACCACATGGACTGGTCAGTATCGATAGTTTTTGGTAGTCTATGGAATACCATTTCGTTTTGTCTATCTTCAATTTGTTGTAGTTTCCTGTTATAATCAAGCCGTCATTTTCTAACTTTGTTATTGTCCGCCTAATCGTTTTGTTGCTCCAAAAAGGAAATTGCTTTTCCCAATCCTCATATGTGTTGTAAATCCATCTACGACCATCTATATAGTGATTGCTTTCTTGCAACCAATAATGTAATTGTTGCAAGACAATTGCTTCGTTCAATCCGACTACTTTAGCCAATGCGGGTAATACAATTAACGGCCGATCGTCGAGAAGTAATTTATTCAAGAACCAATCACCCCTTCACACATATGACATATCCCTTTTCGATCCGAACCGGCTTTAAGCCGGGATGGCTGCTCTTGATATATCCCTTGACGTACTCGATGTAGAGCTTCTTGTTCCCAGCAGCCATCCACGTATAGCAATGTGGAATCGCGATGCGGTATTCCAACATGATGATTCACCTTACATATCGAAAGGCAAATCTTCGTCGCTAATCTCAATTACTTCACCATCGAATGGGTCGATATTATCTGGATGTGGTTCCGATTGTGCTGCTTGTTGATCTGGTTGTTGCTGTTGTACTTGTTTCTGTTGTGCTTTCTCCTTCACCGCTTCAAACATGAGCTGGATAGCTTTCTTGATGACCGCGTCTGTACGATCTTGTTTGAGTAGCCAATCGAGATAATCGGGATGAGATTGGTATATTTCTTTAAGTGTTTTACCTTTATGTTTCCCGAACGTGAGTTTAATCTGCGCTGCTTCTTTTGCTGTCATCGTTTCAACCTGTTCAGACTGAATAAATTCCTGCATGTCCTCGATGTCTTGTGTGAATACTTCAGACAGGCTGGCGAGTGTCAATGTCGCATCAATTTGTGCGCGCTTCTTCGCCATTTTCAAAACCGTGTTAACCTTCTCGTAAGGGTCTTGGATAGAACCGTCTTTCCGTTTGTAAAACTTTGGTTCACGGTTGTTACAATGCCCTAGTCCTTCTGTGATTTTTA